TAATAGGTTCTTCCTTCTTGGTGTCCTCGGATTGTTTATCGACTGATTGGTCACCTTTAATGACTTCGTCGATAACTTGATCCTTATCTTTGTCCATTTTATTTTTAAAGTTTAACGTTCTTCCTTGTGGGAAACATTAAACAATTATTGTTATAAACCGACCTTTATTTTATTTTTTTATTTCTTCTTTTTTTAATAGCTACTAGCATTTTTTCCGAAGTCGCTTTGTCAAATGCTGGATCTTGTAAATTTCTTCCTGCTTTTTTGCTTTCTATTTTCCATCCCAATGTCTCTCCTAATTTCTTTGCCGGATATGCCCACGCTGCCGTCGCTAACGCTCCAGCTCCCAATAAGGGCAGTAATCCCATTAATCCGGCTCCGGCTACTGCCGGCGCTGCTCCTTTCATTCCTTGCAACTCTTCAACGGTTTGTCCCGGTTTGTTTAATATAAAATTCTTTACTGATTCCAATGCTAATTTCTGTTCTTCGGGCAAAAAGCTTCCCGATTCTTTTACGGCTTTCATTAAACCTTGTAATGTCGATGGTGAAAATGTTATTGGCATATTTTTATATTACCTCCTTTTAATTCTTTTTTTAATTGCCGTCATTACATGTTCCGGCAGTCCTTTTGTTTTTGTTGAAGCAAATTCTTTTGCTGCTTTTTGAGTCATGCTTCCGGCCGCTTTCATTACTCTTCCTGAAACAGATGACGGAGCAATCGCTCCTGTTTGCAAGGCATGCACCATCCCCATGAACTTTTGCTGTGCTTTTGATTTTGGCGGCATGTTATTGTTTTAATTCTTCTTTTAATCTTTTATTGTACGTGTCAACGTTCTGTCTCGGAGTTATTTTTGCTCCCGCGGTATTCATTTTCTTTTTTCTTTTCATTGCTTCTAAAATGCTTCTTCCGAAGTCTCCCATTGTGCCTCTTCCTCCAGCAATAATTTTCTTGCCAATCATCGGCATTGACCCTAACGCTATTCCTAATCCTGATTTAAAGTTTTGGTATATTTTTTTGTCTACCATGTTATTGTGCGCCTCCTCCTTTTATGCTTTCAAGAACTTGTTTCGACCTTTGAATAAATTGCGCTTTTTCATTGTCGGGTAATTGCTGAAATTGCGGACTGCTTAAAACAGCTTGAAGCCTTTGTATCTGGTCAGCTCCCTGTCCTCCTGCTACGGCCTCACCTGGCGCGCCAGGTTGCCCTGTGGCCCCTGCAACCGCCTGTTGTGGCTGTACCTTCCCTGTCATCTGTAACCATTGTAAAAGCTTCTGAACCCTTTGATCTACGTTAGCATATCCTAATTCTTCAAACAAAGTTCCCGGGTCAATCAGTCCGGCCGAAGCCAAGTCTCTGGCCATGTCCATTCTTGTCCTATCGTCAGTCGGCATAGTCGAACCTTTTTTAACCATTACCATGACGTTGGTTGGTATTTCGTCCGGAGATACTTCTATTTTATTTTCCGCGCTGGCCCACACTATCGGTTCATTGCTATAAACCTTCAGCATGTGCAGATAAGCGTTGTACCAATCTTCCACGGCTTGCTCCACGTTCCTGACTATCATGTCCATTCTACCTATGTCCGATGCCATCAGCATTTGCCGGCCGGTTGCGGTTTCCTGCGATTCTCTTGATCCTCTTGTCGTCGAATGAATTCCCATCACATTATCAATCTCACTTAAAAGATGAGTAAGATTATTGAACATTGCAGCGTCCGGCGTGCCAGATTGCACTTGACTTAATCCTCCAAGTGGCGCCTTTCTGTCTAAATAAACCATCAGATCTCCAGTTTTGTTTACTAAATCCTGTGCCTTATGCTCACTCATGGCTTCTCCGCTTGTCACCCAAACTCTTTTTCTTCCTTCGTTAAGATCTATGATTTGCTGTTCCAGTTGATTTACTCCGTCCTGAATCGGTATAGATTCTTCTATCAAAGAAGTGTCGTCGTACAAAGAAGAATCGTCTCCTAAATTAAAAACATTCAAAACGATGTAAGGAATCTGCGGCTTTTTGAAAATGTTTTTTGTCTCATCCTCATAATCCCAGTTGGGATTCTTTATTTTATCCAGTATTAAATTCCTTGACGGAATGACCCAAGACACCCATTCTCCGTTCCCTCCCCAGAATTCGGTGTATCTTATTTTTGTTTTTAAATTATTCTGTCCGGCAATTCCTTCGATGTCTATTTTCTTTTTCGGATATTTCTCTATCAATTTTTCTGAGGTATCTTCCATCTCGCCCCAAAAATATTCGCAATCATCCATTGATGTTGCCCTTTTATCTATTCCGATTTTTTTAGGAATGACATTGTCGGTTATAAAACCTTTTTCTTTATCCCATCTATATTTCCAAATTCCCGCTGTAAATAAAAACCAATGCCTAATTAAGCATTGTAGTTTTTGCTGCATCTTATATTTTACTTCGTAAGCGATTTCAAGTCCGTCCTGCAATTTTTCTCTAACGTCGCTTGTCACATCTCCAATGATTGTCGCTTCAGGAACATTGGCAGTCAGAATAGGAATGGCCGTTTCTACGTCCGTAAATATTCTGTTAATTTTTGTTTTAGATTTTTTAGGATGAGTGTCTCCTTCGCTTTTGTCCGCTCCGTATTTCCAATATTGCTTATTCTTTTCTCCTCTCTTGTCTATTGTGTTTTTAAATTCGTTCGATTCTTTAATCGCTTTATTAATCGCCACTATTAATTCTGCATCAGGTTTGTTGTATTCTAAATTCTGACGATAACTTATTACTAAATCATTGATATTTTTTTCGTCCGCCATTTTTAAATCGCCTCCTTAAGTTTCAAATTTATTTTGCTCCTCTAATATTTTTTTAATGTCGGGAGCTAAATTGTTAAAGACTTCTTTTCTCGCTGACCAATCTTTTATTTCAGTCCCTCCTCCCACTAACTTCTCCATTCCTATCATCGCATAAATTGTTGAAAAGACGAAATGGTCATCTCCGGCCGATTCCCAAATGTCCCTTTCAATTCCCATATTATCTCGCTCAACCATTTTGTAAAGAGATTTCCAATGCCTGATGTATTCTTCTAAATCCTCCAGTTGCATTTGGAATCTCACCTCTCGGTTGACAAGTTTATCAATTGTGCTTTGAATTATTTTTGTCCTGTCCGCAAATACCGTATGAGTCTTTTGGTCCCAAAAAATATAGTCCGCTTTTTTAATTTCTTTTTTAAAGTAGCAGAGCCAAACCTTTCCTGGATATTTCTCTCTCAGTTTCCTTGGAATGGTTATGTCCGGCATCGCATCTATCACACATACTTCAACGTCGTAAATTTTTATTAGTTCTTCTATATCTTCCCAGTCTTTTACCTTTCCGATTTTAAAAATCCCCTCGTTATTTATTAAAGTATAGTGTTTCAAAATACCTATGTCAATACCTAAAACATTGTGCTGTTGCGAATTTGTTTTTGTCGTATCAATGCACTTTAAAATTACATCCTCATTAACCGTGATATCAGAGCCGATGTAAGGCAATCCCAATATGAAATTATAGAAGTACTGTTTTGTTTTTGTCTTTGCTTCTTCTTCTATTTTTTCTGCGGAAATCCACGGCGCAATCAAATGCGGCACCCAATATCCTGAAATATTTCTGCCTGTATATTTTTTTATCCATTGCCCTTCTCTTCTTACTTCGTCAGAAATTTCTCCTCCGCATTTTTCGCAGACAAATTTTCCGTCTTTAATGTTTTTCCAATAATCTAAATATTGCCATTGATTGCAATGCTCGCATTTTACGAACCAATGCTTCTGATCGGACTGCTCATAAAGTTTTTGCGATAACGTATGCGGTGTCGTTGGGTTTGAGAAGTACCATCTTCCTCCGTACTCACTGGCTTCCAGTCTTGATCCGTATTGCTCGATGATAGACTGATCAGATCTGTCGCATTCATCATGCAGGTTAACATCACTTGAAAACATAATGCCGGTTGCAGATTCCATTTTATGTCCTTCTGTGCCTTTCGCGAATGTACCTCTGTAATAAATAAAACTTTTCCCTACTTTTTTTTGCAGAATAGTGTCTTTGTCTTTTGTCCACGCTTGCAATAACAAAGTGTTATTAATCAAAGCGTTAACTTTTGAAGGAACGAATTGAAACACATCCGAGAAGGTCGGAAGGGTGTAGATGATATTGTAATTTCTATATCTTGCATACCAAAAGCTTTTCAATATCATCATCGTTGAAAATCCTATC